TCCGGTGGAGAAATTTATTGTATAAAGTGCCAGCTGAGATGTGCCAGCCTCTGATGAGAAGATGAATATACGTCCGTTGTCAGTCATCACCATATTGCTCGCGAGCATAGTGAATCCAGTATCGGACTGGACGTCTGCGAATTTATTTAATGGAGGTCCAAGGGCCGTCTTGCCATCGACTGTTTTTGAGAAGCATCGACCATAGATGGTCGTCTTTGTTTTGTCATACGAGCTCACAACATCATCTAGAAGATCAGCGCCTACAACTCTCATCGAGAAACTCCTATGCTAGATCGAAATTATATCCGGTCTTGATAAATCTAAGTCCATGTTGTTCGTACTGATAAGTCAGTGTCAAAGTCTGAGTGTCGAGAATTCCGCCCGTGTATTCGACCTTATCTATTCTCTGATTCATCGTTCCCACATCTGAATACGACACAGATTTTGTTACATTCGAATCAGGATATGTGGAGCTGGAGTAGATGATTTGGTCTATTCGCTCCGTCCGCAATCCTTGGTCAAAATAGCTAATCTCAGCGACTCTATCGAATGATGCGAGGCTTGATAAAATGAGTGTGAGTCGATTTGAAAATTCAATCGGAAAGACATAGCTAGATCCGTCTGATACGCGGTCAATATCGAGCGTGCCTGTGAATGGATTAAACTTCCACGCCATCAGGTCCTCACCACGTTATCGATTAGTTCTTTGGTAGAATCGACAAAGGTTATAGTTAGTGTGCGCACAATAGTGCCACCTGATCCGCCGCTCTTAAAAGTCCAGACCTCGGTGATGGCATCAGGATAAGCGGCTTGAACAAAGTCGTACTCGACTCCACCCATGAGGCCGCCGCCTACGCTAAATACTCCGGCAACTCTACGGTAGACCTTCCCATCGGACGTATCTTTGAACATATTCTCATGATCAGCCTGGAGGCGATCGCCGACTGCTTGTTCAGCCATTGCTCTTTCCTCCATCGGGAGCGGACATCTTCTCGACGTCCTGATCAGTCACAGGCGCGTAGTACCACGCGTACCATTTGCCGTTTACGAACTGCACGCCGAAGTATTTGTGAAATGCACCGGCTCTAGCGTTGGCTAGAAGCATAGCCCGCCGGAGCCCTTGCGGACTCCCTGCGGATACAAACTGAGGAATAAAACGACTATCCACCACTGAGGTGACGTCGCTTAGTTGTTATCTTTGACGACCAGAGCGGACAGGCCAGCAGCCACGCCATGCTCAGCGATATGCAGACCGCCGACTCCGAAGAGCTGGTCCATCGCTACGCGCTGGGCGGACGTGCCGTACTCGTTCGCAGGCTGCGAAGACATATTCGGAGCGCGCTGGAACGCGATACCGAGGCCAGACTTCTCCCAAAGGAAGAACTGAGCGTCTGCGAGACCGTTGTGTACGATCACGGGGATGCCGTAAACGCGACCGATCACGCCATTCGGAACGACGGCAGATCCATAGATGTCGGCGCGGGTGAACTCATCCACCTTAAGCATCGCAGTTTCTTGTGCGGGCGAGATGGCAAAGAGGCACATACCGAGATCGCCATCGCGCTTAAGGATCGCTTCGCGCATTTCGAGGACGATGTTACGGCTAATGTTACCGGCCGTGGTCGTGGCCACAGCGACAGCCTCTGCCTTTGTGATGATCGCCGTGTCGACATATCGGCCATGAGCCGAGGCCGCGCGACGGGCATTCTCGATCTGAGCATCGATCATCGTCTGGACCTCGTCCATGCTGTCGACGATCCATGCCACATAGGCGTTCTGATCCAGGTCGATGGTGTCTACGGACGATGTCAGCGCGGTGGCATCGCCAGCGGCGCCAGATGCGCGGTCCACGACGGTGAAGCTCGTGAGCTTCGGAACCTTAACGGACTTCGCGCCCTTGCCCGCATATACGGATAGGTCCGTGACGAACGGCACCAGTTTGGCCGCGAATTTCAATTCCTTCTGCACGATCGCAGCGATCACATCCTGCTTGGTTGCACTGAGTTCGGTATTGCCGGTAATAGCGTCAGCCATTTTTTCTCCCTAAATAGATTTGGCCAGCGCGATCAACTCATCCATGCTTTTTGTGGAGAGATCCCTCGTCGCCGGTTTGGTTTGTTTTGTCGTTCCAGGAACCCCGTCTCTCACGCCAGGAGTCGGTCGACCATACAGATATGGATATTTCTGTCTGGCCTTTTCGAGCACTGCTTTGAGAGATTCTGGAGTCACCGAGTAGTCCTCCTGCGACACATCCAGCTCATTGATCAAGCGATCGGCGGTTGCCAGCTTGATCAGATCCGTGACATTTGCACAACCCTCAGATGCCGCGGACGCTGCGAGCTGGTTAGAGACCTTGTCGTAGGCTAACTGAGCCTCACGCTTTTTCGTTGCCTCTTCCATCTCGACGAGCTTTTTCTGCGTGGCCTCGTACATTTCTTTGTACTTACCCTGCTCCTGCATCTGCGCGCTCCGCATGTTCTCTATCTCTTTTTGGAGCTTCTGATTTTCCTCAGAGAGCGTTGCCGCTTTCTTTCGGAACTTCTTATTCTCCGCCGAGACGTCGACCAGCTTGCGCGTCAGATCCTTTGGATCATGCTCGACTCGGATTTCTTGATCTGAATTCCCATCACTGACTGACTCGTCAGAAGATGCGCGTCCTGACTCGGACGATGTGTCACCTGCCATTATAGACCTCCTCTATGATCGGATCAATACTACCTGCGCTTAAGCTTTCGTCTGATGTCCGCGATTGCCATCCGCCTCAGACGGTCTCGACCGACTCGGTCCAGACCGAGGAATGGACGACCATCTTTCGCAACCTTTACGGCCACTTCTGCGTTCGTCAGCTCGCTATCTGTGCGTGGTGTATCATCCACGAACACTGTAGCCCGTCCAGAGATTCCGTCAACCGTCGTTTTAAGAGCATTGAGCATCTGACCAGTGAAGGTGAGGTTCGAGCGCGCTGCCGAGAAAAACTCACCGAGCTTTGGTAGATCTTTTGTCTTCGCTCCACGCTTAAGTCCTTTTGCAGACTTACCTTTTCCTAATCTCTGTAGACGTCGGCGATACTCGATGTACTTTGGGGATAGAGGTTTTAGTTTCTCAGGATCGCCTTCCGGTCGCCGGCCGGACAGAGAATATCCGCGCTTAGTGTACTGATAGATTCTCAATTTGAGGAATCCCGCCATCTCGCGGAGGAGCCTGGTATCTTTCAATGCTTTGCGTAACGTGACCTCGACCTTATCCAGCTTCGACCGGATATCGACCTTAGCCACTCTCTAACTCCGAGTTTAATTGATCGATCAGGTCTGTGACGACCTGGTCCAGTTGTTGGCGAGTGGAGGCATTCTCGATGGCGTCCACCTGCTTCGCCTGCGTCTCGAACTCGCTGGCGATCTTTTCGAGCTCTGATTTTGGCAGGCCAAGGAAGTCGCGCTTTTTCACTTTGCCATCCAGAACGGGATGTCCCTGCATACCTGAGATATGCCCATAGGCTTTCGTGTTTTGTTCCGAGTCGTCGTACCCGATCGTCAGCGTCCTAGCTGTCTGATCGACAATCGTCAGACTGCCGAGCATGTCTCCGGTCTGTGTGAGGTTGACCTCTTTCTGTCCACCCTTGGTTACTTTGAACGCCAGAGAGGATCGATAGCTGGGAGAGTATGATCCCATCGATCTGCCATTCTTATCTATACCGGACTGCGTACGCTCGACGATGCGATCGATCACAGCCTGCCCGATGGCCTCTCTCGTAGAGCGAGAGACGTCGAGTCGCTCGCCGAAGAGATCGTCCAGATTAATTTTGAATTTGACCTGCGGTATCCGCGCCATCTACGTCACCGGAGTCCATAGTCGGAGTCGGCGAATTCTCTTGATCGATCTCAAGCAAAAGCTTTTCCGCCGCATCATCATTGATCCCCTCTATCGCCATGATCGCACGCTTGCGCGTCGTCAGACCATTCTCGAGCTTTTTGATCTCCGAGTCCTCAACCTCTGACTTGGACTGCGTCGCCTGTGGCCGGGCGAAACAAACCTCTACCTTTACATCGGAAGGTATCACGGCCTGATTTAGGTCTGGCTTCAGCGGCTCGATTCCGGCCTGTATCGTTGCACCCTGAAGTAGGTTTGACCAGGCGACGAAGAGATCGAGGATCTCCTGCTCTTTAACCCGATAGAGCTCCATATCATCCTGTGATGCCTCGAATTGCTCGATCATTGCGAGCAGGCGTTCGAAGCCAGAGGCGTATCTCTGTCCCTCTCCCTTTCCAGTCACGGTTTTTGGATCAATCCCTTGGCTGGTGAGAAATAGCGAGAGGTACGTCTCGAGCAAAGAGAGTGCAGCCTCGAGATCCGGTGACGGGTTGGCCCACTCGAAGCGCGCCTGCTGCTCTTTGTCCGAGTCGAGCTTGATATGCAGGATGCGATTCGGTCCGACGCTCACATCCTTTGGTGGCTCCTCCGAGTACACGATGGCCTGGGAATATCCCTGGCGTTTGTTCACCTCGGCGGTGTCGGATAAAAGGACAGAGAAGTCGAGAGCGAAATCGATGATGTCGTTGCCCTGGCGCACCCAGAATTCAAATTCCTTCTCGCAGGCGATATCTACGAACGGCAGGCGCTGGATAGGATTTGCGATCAGGGCTAGGTCGGACTCGCGCTGGATCAGCATCTGATTTCCATACTCGTCGATGATGTTCCCTTTGCCGTCGGTGACGAAATTATACTCTGGCGTCCACCAGATATATTTTCGCTCCGCCACATCTTTGTAGTCGTCCGAATCCGCAATGGTGGCATTGATCCCATCAGCGACCTTCTGTGGGAGGTACGGCGACTCTGTCTCTGAGGTCGGAGCCTGCTGCGTGTACAGCAGAGATCGATCGTAGACGCTGATGATGTATCCATATGCGCGCTCAGGATCTCCATCCATCGGGATCACGTCGTAGTGGTGGGGGAGTAGGACGCGTGGCTGGAGGATGCCATCT